TTTTACTCCAATACTCTTGAATTAGTTTTCTTAGATATGCTTCAGCTTTAGGTGGAGCCATATTACCTACATCAACATTAAAGACTAAACGCTCTGGGGCACGAACAAGTCTATATATGACTATAGCATCTTCTACTAACGATAACTGACGATATGCTCTTCTAGCATTTTCAATAAAAGGTAATCTAAAAGTTTTATCTTGATTCCAAATACCTGAATTTACATAAGATATTTGATTTTCATCCATAGGAATGAAATCAAATTTTTCTATCTTTTCTGGTTTATTAGGATCAAAAATAGGTTTACGTAAAATGTAACCTTTAATAATCATATTTTGAATATTATCATATATAGGATCAATTAAATCAGAAGGTAGAATAACTGCTCCTAAAATACCATCATTTGTATAACCTTTATGAATAATATGCTCAAAATATAACTCACCTTCAATTAATATTTGTCTAAAATATTCGAAACCTTTTCTATCTAAATCAAAATAATCTATATACTTTTCAAATTCATCTTTAATAACTTGTTGTTTCTCTTCATCTATTTCTGTATTTCTAAAAATTAAATTAACTATATTACCAGCATCATCTTTATTAATACATTCGTCGCATATTTCATCTAACGCGTCACTAATTTCTGAAAATGAAGCCATAATACGGTAGTCTCTCATTCTACCACCTTTATTTTCTTCTACATTAGCATATACTAAAGAACTATAATTACCATCGACTGCAATTTGACCTGTACCGGTATTATTAAAATCGTTATTATAAAAAATAGAGTTTTTAGCTAAAGCTTCAACCCTTCTCATGCCAGTTTCTTCAAACGAACTATATTTAGGGTTTAAATCCCCGAGTACTTTATTGAAATCAAGAGACTGATATGGTAGTTTATTAACAAGATTTTTTAAAAAACCAGATTGTCCTGAGTTATTTTGTTGATCGGCCATTATTATTATTTAATACTTATTATACTTTAATAAAGGTGCTATTACCACTATATGTTTGGGTCTCTAGTGTAACGTCACTAAATGAATAACCTGCTGCGTTATACGGTATAAATCTTACATTACCATTACCTGCTGATAAAGAAGGTAAATCAAAGCTTAAAGTGTTATCATTTATTATAGTAAAGGGTATAGATTGACCAGATATCGATGGCTGTCGGGTAGTAGCAGGTAACGATGTAAGAGATGTATATATACTACTGTCATTTGTGCTAAATAATACAGTTTCAGTATTAGTAAAACTGTATCCATTTAAAATTACATTCCCTGAAGCATTATTCGGTAAAATTAAATCATCAAATAATTTAATACCATTATAAAACATATCTGTAATATAAGGTGAACCAGATACTTCAAACGTATCTGTTCTTGATTCTAGGCCAGTAGAAACTGGGGGATTGTAAGTATTATCTGACAATGCATCAAAATTATCATAATATTCTAACTGCGTTTCAGTCTTAAAGTTAGAATCTATAAAGAATATATTACCAGATGGATCGTCAGTATCTTTAAATAACCATCCTTTAATAGTAAATGATGTATCTGCAGTAACTCTTGCTTTCTGACTAGAATTTAATTCAGTCGGATAATTCATACTAACGTCACCATTCCATAAAACTTCACTTCGAATTTCTTGATCAACACTTAAATTAAATTTTTCTGGAACCTTCCACGATATAACCACATAAGGGTTACAAAAAGGTACAAAATTGCTTAATATTTGATCCATATCAGTTTGATACCTGGTTAAAACAGAAACTGATAAACTAATATTTACCGGTACTGGAGCTTTAATATGTCTTGATACTTTATCTTCACCTACATTACCTTGATAGTAAAATCCATCCAATTTATTAAAGACTCTAGTTTCATCTCTGGATATATTATTTACATTAACCGATACGACAGGTAAAGTTAAAGTTTTATTTTCATTTACTAAGTCGTATAAGACTCTTTGCTTAGGTGCATATACATATCGAACGTTTATTTTATCTTTTTCTTCTCTATTTTTATTGAAACGTCCTATAACAATATCATCAAACGCAGCGACAAACTGCGTAAGCATATCTTTAATTTCGAAATAAAATGGTCTAGCCTTCACTTAATTATTTATCCCAAGGAAACACTAACCAGCTAGTAGTATACAAAATATTACCAGAAATAGTATTATTATTAAATTCAGATCCCTCTCTTTTTATTAAACTAGCATATAAAACATCTTCATCATCTATATCATAATCAGCTTTTAATATAGATTTGACTGCTGTAAATGTGCGTCCACTATCATTAATATCATCAATAACTAATATCTTAGATTTTTTATTAATTATTTCTGAACCAGGTCGTTGATATACTAATGTATCGATGTATTTACCATCATCTAATCTTGTGCTAATTCCAAGGTTGTGTAAATTTGTTATACCTAATTTATAACTTAAACAAGCTCCTGGTATTAAACCCCCTCTACCCAAAGCTATTATTGTATCATATTTTATAGATCTTTTTTTAATTTGATCAGCCAAACACTGAGTTAAAAAATCTATATTTTCCCAAGTTAATTTAAGTACATCCGCCACATACTAATTATAGTATATAAATTTAAATAATCAAGAGATTTCTTCTAATTGTTTTATAACTGATATATAAAGATCTATCTTACTCTTTAATACCATTCCAGTTACATTTCTATCAATTAAATCATGTATTTCAGTCTTCAGTCTTTTTAATAATTCACCGGCTTGACTACTGTCAATTATACCGTAACCTTTAAGGACCATTTCTTCATCACTAATACCATTCGGTGTAAATGGTGAACCTTTAACTTTTGCACTATTAGTTGTGGGTATATTATAACGAGCATAAGATTGACCAGGTGCTGCATCCCCTGGTCTATATTTTAAATTTTTATTAGGGTCTCTTTGTTGCATCGTACCAATAGCCGATTGATTAAGGTTTTGCTCATAAAGATGAAAAATATTGTGTTGATCACTCATTATTATTATTTAATATAAGAAAATTTAATAAATATATTAAAATGGAAAAGCCTATAACTTTCTTTCGCTCCATATTGGAAAATATTAATTTTGCTTCTTTTTTCTTAGCGGCAGTAGGTGCTTTAGCCGCTCTATGGTTAAATAGTAATTATGTTTCTCAAGAAGTTTATGAAAAGGATCAACAAATAATAAGTTTAAAAATTGAAAGTTTAGAAACAGAAGCACAAGCCTTAAGATTTATGGCTCAATCAAATCAAACCGAGATAAGAGAATTGTTACCATTGGTGGAAAAGATCGAAACATTAATAAGCAATTTCATAACACCTAATGGTGATTTTATTATAACAGATAGTATGCAAGAAATGGAAGTAGATATAGCTGAAATAAAGAAAGATATCGAGTATATGAAAGCTCGTTTATGGCCACAAGGTTAACCTAAAAAGTTATCAAATTTCTCTACTAATTTTTCCCATTCAGCACACTCTAATTCATACTTATTTTTAGTATAGTTATCAGTATGTTCAGCAATATCTTCTTCACTATAATTTAATTTCTTTTCTGGTACCTTTTCAATATGGCATTGTACCCAATGCCTATATTCATGTATTAAACTCGATAAAAAATATAAACGGCGCTCTTTATTAGTTTTACAGTCATTACATTTTAAGGCTATCTCTATCTCATCTTCATCCCAGAAGTACTGAGAGTCTACTCCTTTTATACCTTTAACTTTTATCTCATAAAACCAATATTTTCTAGTACTTTTTAAGTCATTAGTAATAAAATTCAGGAAGTTTTCTAATTTTTTCTTATTGATATTATATCGTTTAAACTTATCTCGTATATTCTTATCGCAGTTTAACTTAATAGTAATCATATTATTCTATTATTATATCACAGTTCCCATAAAAAAAAGGTGTTACCGTTTCCGGAAACACCTTATTGCAAAGTATAAATTAATTCTTAGATATAACCAAGATTATATAATCTACGCATTTCAGGACTTACAGAATTATTATCTATTGAAGTAATTGTTTGGTGAGCTAACATCCCGGTAGATAATAATGTAAATTCGCATGTAAACCTAGCCGCAAGTCTGTCTTTATCTATAATTGCAAATTCTTTACCAGAGTATCCAATATCAACAAACGAAACATACTGCCTTACTACACCATCTGAAAAATAACTACCAGGCCATACTACACTTACCGATGATATTGTGCCTGTCTCTGTACTAGTATCGCCGTCAAATAGTATTGAAGACTGTCTTTGATTTGGATCAGTTATACTTACAATCGAGGTTGTTACATTGAAACCATCTATATTTACAGACCCCGGGCTGTTATCAAATTTACCCCCGTTTTTAAATGATTTATTACTCACTTTTTTACACGTAACCTAATTGATAAAGTCTTCTTAAAGTAGGTCCAACTGAATTATGTCCTTGAGCAGATAATGTTTGCGTTGATAATGATTGATTAAAAGTAAATTGTGTTGCTAATCTATCACTATTAATAACTGCAAAATCTAAAGCATTATATCCAATATCAATCTTCATTTCGTATATAACGTCATTTATTGCTGCGCTAGTTGTAACAAATAATGATGTTGCAGTCGGTGTTGGATCGGCTTGATCATAGTTAAATAAAAGTTTTGCTGGTGATCCATCTGATGATTTTATACCTGATGCGCCTGTTACAAATGTATCATCGCCAGCTAACTCAAAAGTTGTCTCGTTAAAAAATGCTTGATTGTCTCCTAATGCCATGTAATTATTTAATCAATTAGAAGTTAAGATTACGAAGCCTTTGTCTTCTTTCTTCAGCTACCTCATCAACAGATTGAACAACAACTGGATTTCCAATGTCTGCAACTTGCTCTACAAGCTTTTCTTTAGTTAATCTCTTGTCAAGCTCAACACCATCTTCTCTAGCAAGCTCTTCTAGCTCATCTTTAGATAAAGAAGAGATATGCTTTTCAAGCTGTTTTACCATTTTAGATTTTAAGAGCCTTCTATCTAACTCTATACCATACTTACGGGCAAGTTCTTCAAGCTCTTCTTTAGATAATTTAGAATATTCACTCATACTATTATTTATACAATCGCGCATTTTTCCCCGACACCAAACAAAGCGCGGATTTGTCGCAGATGGTCTTAAATAGTTACATGTACGAATATAAAGCAGTTGTGAGTAGAGTAGTTGACGGTGACACAGTAGACGTTGATATAGATTTAGGATTCAATGTATGGCTTAAAAAGCAGCGCATTCGC